CATGACTCAGGTGAAGTCTTGGCAACTGCCTCCAAGCTCTTTGCAAATTCTCCACACCATTCATTTTCATGTCTGTTTTGGTAAGTAGGAAATCTTCTACAACTACCTAAATTACTGCCCATGAAATAAACGCATGTCTTACAATTGTTTTCAGCCATCGAGTGCCCTCTCACTTGTTGGTTAGAAAGCCCTTTAGTCCTACATGACTTTAGGGCTTTCGATTTTTACATGTCCTGAACGTGAGGCATACGTTTGTGTTCGTAAACAGTAGCTTCTGATGTGCCACCCTTCATTTCACCCAAACGACCATCGTGTTTGCCCATATGACCAGCTTCACGCTCACCAATGCCATCAGCCTTACCCATGCCAACTCCACCCATGATAGGTCTTTTACGCTCTCCTGATGTATCAGAAGACAATGCACCCTTGGGAGCTTTTTCACCTGACATGCCAGTCTTAAAGGTCTCAGTATCCTCTTTAGGAACTCTGACCTTTTTCATGCCAGTCATGTCACTTGATGTAACACCCTTTGGCTCTTTTTCCATTTTTGAATAACCCATTTTTAAATCCTTGCAAGGTTTATGGTATGTATACAGCCTTCATTACCCTTTGAGGTTTCCCACTTCTACCATTTCTTCTGTCTCCAGTGTCAATAATGAGCTTCTTCCTCAATAGGGCTTGATACCTAGCTGTAACACTACTATAGGGCAAATGGTGCAGTTCTGCAAGCACTTCATCAGAAATACATCCATCTGGATGGCTTCTAATGACCTCCCAGACGAGTTTTTCTAGGCTTTTGGTATCTACAGACACAGATGCCTCTTTTGACGTATCTGGAGCATCTTTTCTGACCAAGAACTTGGGAATTGTTCCAAAAGCAGGCAAGCCCATCATATTGAATAAGTCCATGTTTCACCTCAAAAAGGAATGTTGTCATCTTCTGGCATGTAATTAGGCCTTGCTTGACGAGGCTTCTGAAAGTCATCTTGTGGCTTTGGATCATTGATGTAAGCCCATCCATCCCAGCCTCCTTCCTTCAAAGGTGTACAGTCCAATTTGAGCATTGGTCCATTCTTGGTTTCAATGACTGAACCAATTCTTGTGTACCTGTTCTTTTTCATGCCCTCAGCATTGGTGTAAGAACCTGTGATTACGCTAATCTCTTTTAATACTTTACTCATTGCATTTGCTCCAAAATTTTAACTTTTTGCTCAACTTCTTCTAAAAACTTAGTAACTTCTAGCTCTAACATCTTTCCATAAACACTATCAAACTCCAACCTTTCTACAAAGATTTGTAAATTTGGTGTAAATCTTGGATCAAAACTCACAAAATCACACCATTTTCTACCTGTACAAATCATTTGCCACATCATTTGTGGGACATACTTAGTAGGAATCTTTCTGGTAATCAGGGTATCGAGGTGTGTGGCACTGTTTGGGCATTTGATTTCCACGAGACCCTCAGAACCAACCAATCCATCTGGACTAGCACCAGTCATTGCAATTGTTGGATGGTCAATAAAGCCTGTCTCATCCACAAATAGGCCACGTTTAAGCTCATAAGCCTGTCTTGCCAATGGTTCAGTAGCTGTTCCCCATTCCATTGCAGGGCTTGTATATGACTCTCCCTTGGTATTGGTGATTCTTTCCAATACGAGCTGAGTTGCATAGTTTTCTCTACTTGCACTTGGACCTGATTTAGTCTTGGCAATAATGTCAGCTACTCTGCTTGCTGTGGCTTTTCCAAGCCTTTGGGCAAACCATGTGGGTGTACCTTGTTCAATCATGTGTTTTTCTCCTTTAGTTTGGATTCAATTGCTTGATAAAGTTGATACGAATTCCCCCAAGGAAAAACTCCACACTTTACAAGTTCCATTTTTGTCAATCCTACCCATGTGCGTTGTGGTGTGGTGTAAAGAGGTGTCCATTCTGGGCTTTCTTGCTTCAGTGAAACCCCACGTTTCAATCCTTCTTTGCAATACCACGCTACAGGCTCATCTTTTGTTTCTAGTGCTTCTTCAATTGCTTTTTCTGCTACCAGTTTGGCAAAGGTTCTAAGTTCTTTTAGTTCCATGCTTTTGGTTACAAGTGGTAAATCAATATAACCAGCTTTTTCAGCCATCTCTATGATTTCTTCTTTAGTCATTATTATTTCCTTGCTCGGATTAGTTCTGCTATTGCTTTAGGACTGCCTTGCCACGGTTCTTCTGCAATCTTTGCACATTCCTCACGTTCACGCTCTGCCACCATTCTGGCAAATACAATCAGTGAAAAAAGACCATTGAAGCCAGCCTTACTAGACATCTCTATGATTTCGTCATCAGTCATTTTGCATCCTCCCAAATCCAACCTAACAGTTCTGTTGTGTTTTTGATTTGTTCATTAGTAGGTTTTGCATACATTGCAAATTTTGTTGTATGTCCACCTCCATACAAACACCAATAACCAACTGGTTTAGGTGGTTTATAAATAGTAAATCCTGTTTTTTGTTCAGTCATTATTTCCCCTTGCTCGGATTTTGTCCGCAATGATTTCAGAGTAATTACGCTCTAACCCATCTGCGTATGAGTCAGCAATCTTTGCACATTCCTCACGTTCTTTTTCTGCTACTAGTTTGGCAAAAGCCACAAAGTCATCTAATGGCAAACGACCAACAGCAAACGTTTTGTCTTCATGCTTTCCAACGGACTTTGAGCCATCCAAAGCAACGCCAATAGCCAATCCAGTCTGTTTAGCCATTTCTATAATTTCTTCTTTATTCATATTAATCCTTTGGGAGTCAATTTGGTCGTTCAACTAGATGGGTCAGAAACCAGAAAAATTACCCATGTACGACATCCTTGAATGTCTGGTTAACCTCCCAGTTTGATTCTAGTTAAACTCTCTCAATTACGGGTCTTGCTTTTTTGCTCATTAAACAGTTATGTACATATTGAGTTGCCAATTCAATATCTTTTACCGTACTGGCCTCCAGTTGGGCATCATGGATCTCCATCACATAATTGATTGCCTTTAACTCAGTACCTTTCATTACAAATCTGTAATTGTTGGTCACACCACGCTTTGCACATGCAAATATGGCATCCTGGGCCTCTTTGATCTCTGCTTTGTAGTCATCCCCTATCTTTTGTTTGGCAAGGGCTTCTGTGATGTTAAAAGCGTTTATTAAAGTATCAATGTCTTCTTTTGTGGCTTGGCCTAGTCTCAAGGCTTCCAGAGCCAAGTGGTTCTTCAATTGAAGTGCTATCAATTGGTCTTTCAGATTGGTCATCTGTTTCATTCCTGACATCACATAGCTCATGGTGTCTAGAATCACAGGCTTTGGTTTATATTTTGATCTTTTTCTCATTAGAAGTTCTCATTGATTAATCGTTCTATTCCTTTTTTGAGGTCCCCTCCACCATACTCAATCAGTAATCTCTGTTGAATAGGGTTGAACTCAAGTCTTACAGGAATACCCTCTTCTTTCTTTGGTCTACCAGCTCCTTTGCGTCTACCTCCCCAGTTCGGGCTAGTCACACCCGTATACCACCAAGGCTTACGTTTCTCAGGGATCTTTTCTACTATCTCAAGGTCAAGCATTCTGTTTCCCTCACCATGATCTCTAGATAAGGCTCACCATACACTTTTGTAGCATGCAGGTTGACAACTTGTGTGTCATTCAAGAAAACCACCTTTTGACAGGCATCCATCACGCTTTTAATGATGTTATCAATGTCAGGCTTCTTTGTGTGTCTCTCAGAACCGTCTAAACAGGCTTTTGAGCGTGTTTTTGAGTATGACTGAGGCACAGGCATAGACGCATAGACAAATAGGTCTACAGGGCCTTCTAGAGGGTCTGATGCGCCCATTGCTTGTTTGGCAGCAAGGTTGATTGTTTCCTCATAAGACCGTGTTTTTGAATCGGTATAAGTAGAGATGAAATTGCCACGCCTGGCATGTCTTGCTCTACCTTTTCCTCTAGGAATAACATCAACTTTGAATGTGACTTGAAAGGTCATTTCTTTTCTTCTTTTTTAGGAAATATTTTGTCCCAGTTTTCTCTGAATTTTTCAGGGTTTGGGATGGGCCTTGGGTTTGAGCCTTTAGACATGATTTTTCTCCTTGCATTTATGAAATAAAATAAACCTACCAAGCCATCCAATATGTTCACCACATTTTTGACAGCAGTAAGAAGGATATTTAATGTTTTCTTTTGGTGTACCAATTCCAACATAACCTGTTATTGGGTCTATGGTTAATCTTGTGTCTAGTTCACCTTTTTCGTTATATTTTGGAAATGGGATCATTTTTTTCTCTTTCATTTTTCTGAGTTGATATTCTTTATAGGCTTCATATACAAATTCATTTTTTTCATTTTTTCGATCAAAGTACCAAAGTAATCCAACTTTTCGCACAACATCTGTTGGTATGTCACGCCACACATACCAACGACCTCTGACAAAAAGCCAAAATGCTTTAATAACATATAACCAAAATTTCATGTGTTGCGTTCCTTTAACTTAGCTTCGATGTACCGCCATGTTTCAATCATGTCTACATATTCACCATT